CTCTCGTAACTGTGCCAAGTCTTTCCTTGCTGTCCACAAAATATGAAAGTACTATTAGGTTTCCATTCTGCTTCTTTCACAAACGCTTTCTCATTTTGCTCGGTATACATTTTTGTTCCTACATTAACTTCTGGAGTTATGTATGTTACACTACTCCATATTTTTTCAAGTCCTTCTTGGTGTATGTAGAACTTGTAAGGCAACGGTGGAGTAACAGAAATATGAGCATTCACTGCCAAGTCTTCGAACCATCTATGATTGGGATATTGGCCACACAAATTTTTTGCATTATCTAAAATTGTTTTACCTATGTCGTGTATTTGATCATAGAATTTTATATTATGATCAGCAAAATCTTTTGGAAATATATGGACAAGTCTGTCTTTAGGCACATCTAAGTTACGACACTGTTCTTTAAGGTTTACGAATTCTTCTTGTGGCAACGTGTCTTCTAATATTTGGTGAGGCCATGGCTCGTTTATTGTCGTGCTGGCAATACATCTACTTACAAAATGTTCACCTATCATTGCATACTTCCTATTCTATTGATTGTATTTTTTTGTTCTGAATGTAGTCTTGATTCCATAGCACTGGTCCATTTACCGTTGAACTTGGCCCTAGAACAGGTGTTGCAGATCAAGTTCTTCTTTGCTTCAGAATATTTTTTATCGTATATTAATTTATGTTCTTTTTGCATAACTTTCCATGTTCCCTCGATGCCAATTTCAAAAATGTTTCCATAGTTTGTCTTTCCTTCTGCATCGTCACAACACAAAACTGCTTGTCCGTTGACCAATACTTCCATTTTCCTTAGTATACGTCCGGAGCCCATGCTACATCCTTGCATGTAGTTGTTTTCATCAATTACAGCATTGTAGGGTTTGGTCCAATCGCCATCGCCGTCACCCATTCTATTTTCAACCCAATTTCTCTTTGACTTCACTCTACCCAGTATTGCATTTTGATATTCTGCGATTGTTGACCCACCGGCAGTGGCCGACTGGTCTTTGTGTTTGACCCCAATGGCAATCCTCTTAGACAGTTGGGGGTAGTGTTCTTTTACAAAGTGTAAACTTTTTAGTGTCTTGTCTTTTCTGATCTTCATGAACTCCCATAGTTCCTCTGCTGTGTGTCCAATGACACTCATATGGACATTGCCTATAAGGTGTATGTATTTGTTTAAAATCTCGCACTGTTTTCGAGTAAACGAGACGCCGTTAGTACAAAGGCCAACTTTAATTTTGTAATGATCGCACAGTTCCATGATGTATTCTAGATTAGGTTGGACCAGTGGGTCGCTATATCTCCACGGGCTCACAGCACAGGTGTAATCCTTTACCTTATACTTTTTGATCAGTGATCCATAATCATGTAACAGTGTACCTAACTGTTCTTTAGTCATTAGTTTACCGTGATATGTTTTATCTTCACTCAATGTAGTGTATGGACAACAATAGCATTTTGCGTTACACAAATTGATTGGTTCGAATGCTATCGATGTAGGTAACGGAATCTCTCTATACATTATTCTTTAACCATTATGTAATCTTGATTGAAAACTTTGTCAACACCTTTGCACGTGTACCCCCAACTTTCTAAAAGTTTCTGTGCGTCGATGTTTCCTCTGTTTTGTTCTATCACAACGACTGGTTCGCATTTTTTAATAGTGTGTTCCGAACCTTTTAGTGCTTTTACTTCATACCCTTCGATATCGTACTTAATAAAAGAAACATTATTAAAGTTAAAGGAGTCGATAGTTGCCATGGGTATGGCAACATTTCCATTATCTTTTATTCGGCCTACTTTATTGCTTGTAGTAAATGCTGTGCCTTCGTTGTCCCCTATGCCACAAACATGATAGGTAAATTTGGTCATGTCTATCACATTTTTTACAAACATTTTTTTCTTGTCTCTGAAATCAAAACAGTGTATGTGTGTAAAATCATTTTCCATTTCTCTAGCAAATCCGCCTTCTCTACAACCGATATCTATACCAATCCCGTTTCCTTTTATATACGGTTTTGCCATTTGGAATGTGTGATTCCACCCTTTAATTTTTTGGGGTATTTGGTCTGCGGATCCTAAAATATTAATTGTTCTTTTTTGCATATTCTGTTAACCATTTTTCTAAAGCAGGTCCATCTAAAGGTTCTGGGGTCATCCATTCTTGAACTCCATGAGTTGACGCCCACTTGCCACTTGGCAGTTGATATGCATTGTGTTTTGGTTCTTCAACATGTCTACCAACCATGTATCTCCGTGTGCCAGGCCCAAATGGTTTGATTTCGGATTGGACTACAATCAGATCAAGATCGTCTATCCACTTTATCATTCTATTCATGTGTTTCATAACTGTACTTATCTGTATTTTGGAGGGAGTGACTTAGGCACTGAATAGATTGATTGCTTCTTTTTTCCAATCATCTGAGTAGTCACAGTTTCTGTAGCCGTCGAACCACGGTCCACCTTCGGTGTAGTGCAATATCTTTGGAGATCCGTCCTCTGGTTCTCTGTACCAGCCGACTAGCCAATTGTAGTGATGAGGTAATTCTCCTATATCTGAATCTTCAAGCCAACTAAATCTGTGTAGGTATTTGGGTGTTTGTTGGTTTAGAAACTCAGGAGTAAGGATACTATTTTTTGGATGCTCACAGTTCCAAAGGACCATGCTTGACCAATTCTTTCTTGGGTATTGTGTTTGTACTTGTCCGTCCATTTTAGTTGTTTCTTTTGGCGTGTAGTCGTGCTGTACACAAACAACTGCTTTGCTTGGATCCATATATTTGACAAGCGTATGACTTGGAATTTTCCATAAGAAGTCACAGTCACAAAACACTGCCCAGCCCTTGAAATTGTTCATGTAAGGTACAAAGAATCTAGTAAAAGTAAACTGTGTAGTTGCAAGTTTATCTGGCTCACGTGTGTAGATACCTTGTTCTCTCATCTCGTTTTGTTTTAATGGTATAACTTCTGCTGATGGATCTCTACGTTTGATAGAGTGTTCGCACACTTGGTATGCTATGTCTTCTCTTGAATCCCAGCCTACGTATATCTTCATTTGGATAATATCTCGTGTATTTGTTTCCAATTATTTACACGTATTACGTCGGGGTGATTGAAATCTCTGTTGTATGGGTGGTCGATTAATATAGGCTTTAAACCGTATTTGAGCCCGTCTAAAGCGTTCTTAGGCTTGTCCTCCACCCAATACAGTCCGGTGTTGTGAAACTCGGCTAATGCTGAATCTTTGTCGGCTCCTGTGTCTAAAATATGGTAATTTGTAAAGATATGATCTCCGAATAATTCTCCCATTCTCTTCTTACGTAAACACTGTGCCGGTATGTCTGATGTCTGTGATGTGATTGGAACAAATGTCCATCCTTCGGCGGCGAGTAATTTTACCCATGTTTGAGAATCTGGCATTGGTGCCTGATTGCCCATCCAAGCACTTTTATTAAATTCTCTTATTTCTTTTCGTACTTCAGTTTTAGTAAGGCCAAAACGCTCAGCCATTTCGTATGTGTTTTCTTTGTTGTCTAATAGCGTGTATGGGTAAATTTTTTTACCAATATAACCTTCACCAACTTCCTTGTTAAAATAAGATCTTTGAAGCATCCATTCTGTAAAATGGTTTTCCCATTCTAGCAATACACCGTCTACGTCTGTTAAGATTATTCTATTATTTGATGTCGGCATCTTCCATTCCTGCTACTCTCAACTTAACAATGTTTGTTATCTGCCATTGTTTTTGATCTAAACCTTTGGTGATGCCTAACCATTGATTTCTTATCAATGCAAAGTCATTTATAATTTTATCCATGTCGACGACATCGTCTTCTCCGTCCACATACTTCTCTGCATCTCTACTTGATAGTGCTCTGTTGTAGTTTTCTAGATATTTCCTGAAAGTTTTGGATCTTAATCTTCTTAATTCTATGTTTAGATATTCTAGTATTGCTTCTAGTTGTTGCAGTTGGCTGAATCTTTCTTCTACTATTCCTGGTAATGAGGCACTTGCCCTCTCAAGATTGCCGTATATTTTGCACTGTTTTTTTGCTTCTAGTAATTCCTTGTCAAAGTATGCAACACAGTCTGGTATTTTATCTAGGTTTCTGCTTACTTCGTTGTACCAGTTTATCATTCATCCTCACTATAACCATCTTCGTCTACTTCTTCTTCCTCGAACACAGTGTTAATTGCTTCTTCAAGTTTTGGATCGTATTCTGCTGACGCTTTTAATTCGTCATGTTCTACACCGATATCTTCAAGACTTTTAATGAAGTCTATTGCACAGTCCAGTTTTTGTCTTTCAGGTACATAATGCACTACAGAGTTCCAAAGACGTTCAATGTCTTCGTGTGTAAAATCAATCATTATTTTTCTTTTTTAGTTTTTGTTTTTGTTTCAACTTCGATAGGGGCATCTGTGTCCTCTACTTCTGTAGGTACTTCTTCTTTAAACTCAGCCATTATCATATCTAATTTATCACCAACCCATGCTTTTCTGAATTCTATGTGCTCCTTACCCGCTTTATCGATATATTTCAGTCTGTTTCCTGTTTGAACTAATAAACCTTTTTTCTCAAACAAGTCAACTAATCCACTGTATGGGTTCATTCCTGTTTCATATGGAATCTTAACTTGTACACCTTCAAACGGTTTAGCATATCTAGTTTTCATAACTTTACAAGCGGCTCTAATACCTCTTACGTCAGTAACTTTATTGCCTGCTTCGTCTTCTTTAAGTTTTAGTTTTTTCATTGCAACAACAATACTTGATGCATAAATGAATCCTTGTCCGCCTGATATCTTGTCATCCGGATCAAACATGTCCTGAGATGCATACGTATGATTAGTTGCTATAAGTCCAACGTTCCAACTACCGAACATGTTAACACAGTTTCTTACAAGGGCTGTCAATGCCTTGGGTTTTCTACCCAAATCACCTTTCATGTCACCTGCTTCAAACTGATTAACGTCTGTTGGTGTAAGCATCATACCCAAACTGTCTATGACAAATAGTACTTTAGGTGCACCTTCTTTGTTGTCTGCGTGTTGCTCTTTGTACCCTTTCATGAATTCTGAAACAGTTTTTGCTACGTCATCAACCATGGACATACTTAATTTTAAAAGTTTGTCTTCTGATGTGTCCACTTTTAATGCCTGTAACCATTTTTCATCTAGTGCATTCTCTGTATCAATTAATATAACGAAGATGCCTTGATCTTGTGCATTCTTAATTATATTACCTGATGCTATGTAGGACTTACCTGCTCCTGATTCACCTGCAAGTACTGTGACCTTGCCTAACGGAATACCTCTGTTGAAATCACTGGTCATCAAATAGTTTAATGCGTAATTTCCTGTTGATATCCAATCAGTTGGATCACTGAATCCTATACCTAGTCCTTGGATTGATTTTGTAATACTTTTTCTAAACTTTGTTGCGTCAAATACTTTTGTCATTTTTTTAGTTCCTTTCTACTATTATATTCGCTTTACTGTCTTTTGTCAAATGTTCTATGTTCATAGACTCTATTTTACCAATTGGCAATAAACCAATTCCGTTTTTCTTCTCTTCATGATTGATTTTGTTATCCTTACACCAATCTATAAATTCTTTATCAAAAATATTTTCTTTGTCTGCGAGTGAAATTTGTATGTCAGCACCTATGTAATGATTATTTTTTGTTGCATTGTAATCAACTGGTAAGTTATCTTGCCATAGATCAATATAACTTTTGCCTAGCTCGTTGTATGCTAGATATACTTCGTTTTTTGTTGTATGAAATTGTATTAGATCATACTCATCATTAGTTAATTTGATTCGTGGCATTGTTTCTCTTTTTTTAGTCCACTGTATAGGAAGTATGTTTTTGCTTGGTTCATTTTCTAATGCATGTACACAAAAATTTAAATTTCTAATGTCCTCTTTTATATCTTCAGGTGCAATTTTCATAAGTTTAGTGGGATTGTCAAACTCACCGGATAGTTTTTCAAATGCTATGTGCAAGGTGTTGTACAAGTTTTGTTCATTCCAATCAATTTGTTTTGGTATTTTTATAAAATCTTTTTTTAAAAAACCGTTAATGTTCGTAACAGCATCTAGCAACATGTCTTTGATCTCATCACGTGTACGTAAACCAAAGAATGATCTTACATGATCTATGTCCTCACCGTCGCCGACATAAATGGATTCAATCAGTTTTTTCCATTTATGGGCGACGGTGTGATCATAAAGATCTATACGAAATGCGGGTATGCCATCAACTTCGTATAACATTTGTCAGATTATTTTGCTTGTCTTGATCTAATCAACTTCAAGATGTCTTCTGCTCTCTTGGCACTGTCACCTGCAGGAGCCGCCGTAGCCGCCGCTGTTGGTTGTGGTGCAGATTCAGTTACGGGTGCAGTTGTAGTCACTGGTGCACTTGTTGGTGCCGCTTCTACTACTGGTGCCGCCGCTGGAGCCGATGCTGTCGGTACTTGTACCTGTGGTTTGCCTTGGTAGGCCATGCCCGCTGGTCTGAAGTACTGTCCATACTGCTCAAGATCGTAAGCCTCACC